TTTATTCCTTTATGTGCCAAATGGACTTCTAGTCAAATTAGCTGATGGTGTTGTACCTAGATAACCTTCCCAAACATTTGGAGAAATTCCATATCCAGCCGCAGTTGTAGGAGAACCACCACCAAACCCTTGTTGTTGCCACCAGTTAGCAACACCTTGACCAAATTCAGGACTTCTGCCCAAGTTCATCAACCCAAGTCCAATCCCACTTGTTCCAGCCGCACCTTGAATAGTCTTTGCCGCACCCAATCCACCAGTAAGCAATGCCTGACCAACATTTCCACCAGCAGTAGCCGCACGACCACCAAGGGCTGAACCTAACTCCAAAGGCTGTTGACCAAGTTGCTCAATGGTAGAACCAGCACCCAAATAGGCACTGAATGGGCTTAATGCGCCAACTTGACCAGCTTGGTACTGTCCAAGCAATCCAGCACCCTGACCCAATAAACCTGTGCCAAATGCCACATTCTGTTGACCAGCCTGTTGAGCCTGTGAAGCTAATTGCAAGTCTTGTTGCGCCAATGCGTTGTAGTAAGCCTCCATCTCAGGAGTGGTTGCGCCCAATCCAGCCGCACCGCTAGGTCTTGCGCCTGTAGCACCCACAGATAAACCGCCACGACCTGTCTGGTACAACTGGTTTTGCAACTGAGCCATCTGTCTTTCACGACTAGGAGCAAGCAAATCCTGTTGCTGACGCATATATTGAGCCGCAACCTGTTCAGGAGTCTGCTGTAAATACTGCTGACCCAAACCAAACAATCCAGCCGCACCTTGCTGAAGTGGCTCATATTGCTGTTGCGCCATCTCAGCCTGAGTTAAAGCACCGCCTGTAAGGGCTTGCAATCGATCTTGATAGGCTTTAAGTTCAGGACTGACTGTGTAACCAGCACCAGTTAGATAGCCACTAGGGTCAAACTGGAAATTTGAAGTGCCGTAACGACTTGTTATCCCAACAGGGCGGAACTTAGCCGCTTCAGCCGCAATTCGTGCTGATTCAAGTTGAGCCTGTGCGGATTGTTGTGCCGCACTCTTAGTAGCCTCACCTTGCATATAACCACCAAGTAAACTAGCCCCTGCCGATATAAATGCTGCTGGCATATCAATCTCCCTTAATCAAAATTTCATCCACTTTTGACGCATCTTTTTCGTCAGTGGCATGAATACAAAACCAAACACAATCTGTTATTGCTTTGACTCCATGAGTCAACCCTGCTTTGATCTCAATACACGCTGGCGCAGAAACAATGTCAATTTCAGTTCCATGCAAAACAGCAACCTTTCCATGCGCCAATATCGACAAATGACTAAAATCATGCGTATGCTTCAAGACACTCATTCCAGCAGTGAAGAATGATTCTTTAGCATACAACCCATCACTAAAGTGATGAGTAATACGATATTCAGGGTCTTGCATCATCATGCTGTGCGCTTCCATATATAGACAGTAATGTACGGCTGATAATTGGCATTTGTGCCACTTGAACCAGCACTAGCAACTGTTGTTGCAACTGTGATTCCTGTTGTTGCAGTTGTTGTTGCCACTGTTTGTGCCGCACCAATAACAGATGCGTTACCACCACCAGCATTACCAATACCTGAACCTGTATTGCCAATAAAATGATTATGTCCAGCATCAGTAACAGTTGATGTTGCTGTGTGAGTATGGCTTACAGTAATTGCATCTGCACTACCACCAGTTTCTTCAGCAGTGTCAAACAACGCATTGCTTGCATTAAAACCAACCATGACACGACCAGCACCAAATGCAGTCCATGTACCAAAGCCAAGCAATGTTGCAGGGTTAGTTGAAACAGAAGCATTGGTGTAGATAGAACCTACTGGATATAAAGCCGCTAGTGCCGCCTGAACAAATGCAGTAGTTGCTAAAGCAGTTGTACTGTTTCCAAAAGACTGAGTAGTCGCAATAGTTCCTGTCGGCAGTGTTGGAGTACCAGTAAAGGTAGGACTTGCTAAATCTGCTTTGGTTGCAATAGCAGTAGCAATGTTATTGAACTCAGTATCAATCTCAGTACCTTTGACAATCTTTAATGGATTGCCAGAAGACAAATTGTCTTTTGTAGCAAAGTTCGTACTTTTGGTGTAATCAGTCACAATAATTCTCCTTTAACTCATCTTGCCATCTTTGGCTTGAATTTCAATCTTCTGAATAGACAAGGCAAAACCATTGATGTCTGATTCATAACCTGTTTGCACAACTTTACCTGTTCCAGTTGCAGGAACTGTCAATGTTTGCAATGCAACACCATCAGAATAGTAGGCAATCGTTGTAGCATTTGCGCCATACTCTGCCACACCATAGTAATAGACATTCTGAGTTGGAATAGTTGCACTTGCAGACAAATAGTTTGTCTTAAAGTCAAATCCCCACTTAAATGTCACAACTTGGTTAGAGCCGCCAATCACAATTGTTGATAGTTTCTTCAAGATTGAAGTGACATTCTGGTTGCCAAGATCAGCATGGTTTGTGTAATACAACATACGATAGGAAGTATCGTAATCCTGATAAGTATTGTAATAACCAATGTAGCCATTCTTACCAATATAAAGACTTCCATCTCTGCGAGACAAGAAAGACTTAGGCGTAATAGAGTCCCAAGTAGTTACCCTTGCAGAACCATCAGGCAAATAAGCCTTGGTATCAAAGCACCAAGTTGTGTCAATGCTAGGAGTTGTCAACAAGTAAAAAGCTTCACGCTCTGAATATACAGACTTGATGTTTGTCAATGTCTCACCAGCCACAGCACCCATCAAATCATTACGAATGTTCTTTGATAAGTCTCTCTCTGGCGCAGACTTCTCTTGAATCGTTCTCATCAATGATCTGACCCCAGAGTTTGACAAGAACAACACATCAGTGCTTGTGGTCTGAATACTGTCACGAGCAATGCAACCAATACCTTCAACAGTGTCACTGATTGACATGGTTGATGGTGATGTTGCGCCTTGGTAGACAAGAATCTGACGCTTACCAAAGATGAACAAGAAACCATTGTGAGCCGCTAAACCAGTGATCTGGTCAGCACCATTCACCCATACATTGTTCACATTCAACGAACCAGCAGTACCTGTTGACCACACATGACCTGAAATCAAATCACTGAAGTAAACAGTAGAGTTAATTGATGATGTATTAGCCGCCCATAAACGACCAAACGCTGAAATCACAATATCAGCATCAGGCACTGTAGCGGCATAACCAGTTTTCTCTGAAACTCTGCGATATGTTGTAGTCGATACAGCAGGGTCATAAATCAATGGATTGTGACCAGACTGAAAGAAGTATGTGATGCCATTCAAAGATGCACACTGCCAATTGCTTGCAGTAATGGTTGGTGCAGTACCCCCACCCCCATAGGTAAGTTCTGTCACTGCATTGCTTGAACCCAACTTGAATATCTTATTGTTTCCAGCAAATAATACAGTCAAACTCCCATCAGACTGCACTAACTCATGGATGACTTTTACATCATTTGCACCCAAGTCTCCAGATGATGCGTTAACCCTTGACCAACCTTTGCGTGAACCAATCCGACCATATTGGTCAATGATGCAATTAGTCGCAACCAGAGCAAAGCCAGCATTCAAATCAAGAGGCGAGTCTTGAGTATTCAGCCCGTAGAAGCCTGGGGCTGAGATGCTGAAAGTCTGAATTTGTTGGCTCATATCGCAACAAACTCCTGATTCTCAGGATAGCGTGTGCCTTCCAATGCAATGTAATCAGAGAGCATGGCTTTGTATAGCAAATAAGCCTCAGATGAAGACAGACCACCATCTTCACCACGCTCAACCAAAGCACGAGCATAAGCATTCTGAGCAACCAATGTGTCAGGAACTTTGACAACAGTTGAGTCAGAAGACAATGTGGCTTGTGGAACTGTTAGGCTAAATGGAATGCTATAAACGCCATCAGGACGAGGATATAGCGTTACCTTGGTGTCATAACTACCATCAACACCATCAAAGGCGTAATAAGCAGGAATTGCATTGACAGGCGTAGAGAAATTCTGATACCTGTTCATGGTTGCAAAATCAATGTTCTTCATGCGAATGTTACTTGTGACATTCAGCACATCAAGAACTTGGAATTTTTGACCAGCACCTGTCAAAGCATAAGAATATGTGCCTGATGTAGTGCTAAGAGTAATGGTTGTGCCAAGCACATTCCATGCAAAAGCATCTTCAATTTGACGCTTTGCATCATTGACAAATTTACCAATCAGAGACGAGTAAGTAGTTTCAGAAACAGTAGCAACTGTTTCCTCTCGTAATCTGACTAAAACATCGTTTACAAGTTCTAAGTATGTCATCTGCTTGCCTTCGCTTTGTTCCTTGCGGATATAGCTTTAGCTTTTGCCTTTGCGTCAGCCTTTGAGGATGCACCCCATGCCT